CAGCTCTGGCTGGATTCCTTGGTCCTGTGTTGAAGTACCTCGACACATCCGCTAAAGATTTTGGTCGCGGAGCAGCATAGTTTGTAGATAGCGCGAGGCAAAGCCCCTGTCCCTAACGGGATGGGGGCTTCTTTTTTTATGCCCTTTTAAGGGTGGTTTTATGGCGAGTTGAGACACTTTCAGCAAAGGGTAAGGTGATTGCCCAGAGCCGCAAACAAAACGGCTCAACTCAAAGTCGTTTTACTTAGATTGACTCTTCTTTGTCAATAGGGCAGGGAGCCTTGAGTAGGTTGCCACAGTTAGTACATTCCACATCAAGGGCATACCAGACAATCTCATAGTCTTCGAACTGAACAAAGGTACTAAAGATGCTACAGCCACAGACGCATTGGTGGGTCGGTCCTATGGACCGCAGGTCAGAAGCCTGTATCGGTGGTAGGCTATTTTTTCGCAGCCTTGGTAGACGGAACCGCACAGACTGACGGATACTGGGCCGCCGAAAAGCGGCCCCTGTTCTGTAATTCGCCTTCGGCTCATATTGTAATGAGCAGGTGTGTCGCTAACGCGACGACACGCCGTAGAGATATAGTTCTCTGTTATGACCACTTTGGTAGGAATCCAACTCGAAAGCCAAGTTGTCTTGGCTGCCGATAGTCAGATAACCGAAGATAATCTCAGGACTGTTAGTACAACAACTCCGAAAATAATCCACATCGGAAGGTACCTGCTAGGAATTACTGGTGACTCACGTCCTGGTGACATACTTGCCTATAACTGGAAACCGCCTGCGTATAAGGGAGCCAACCCTATCCAGTGGATGGGTTCGAAAGTACTGCCATCTATACTCACGGCGTTTAAAGAGAATGGATATGATCCGTATGAAGCTTCGAAAGAAAAAGAAGCAGGGTTCGACTACCTTGTATCGTTTGATGGCAACCTCTTCCATATTGCGACGGACCTCTCGTTCATTCAATCGGACTCCGCTATTTATGGACTCGGCAGTGGTGGCCAGTTTGCTCTTGGCTATCTTTATGACCGCTTGGGCCGTCTCACTGTGGGTAATGTAGAACAACACGCCGAGCGTGCCGTTCAGATTGCATCAATGCTTGACATAAACACCTGCCCTCCGATTCAATTAGTCATTCAAAGACGGGAGTTATCGTGAGACAAGACTGGACAAGTTGGAGCGTTTATTTAAACGCTAGCCACTTCAACAACTGGGGTATTGGATTTAACTACTACCACGAATATGCCTATGCTCCAAACGAATTAATCGCTAGAGTTTTTCAGATTGATTTGCTATTCTTCAACATTACAATTACACGATGGAGTAGAGGGCAGGTATTTCCAGGCGTATGAATATCAAAGATTTATTGATCAAGGCTCTTCACGAAAAGGAGAATAGCCGTGGTCGTTCTACACAGGTACAGATAGGACCATCAGAATTAGGTGGCTGTCGACGTAAAGTTTGGTATCGGTTGAATGGTCAACCTGAAACCAATGACAACGAGCTGAAGCTCGCAGCGATTATGGGTACTGCTATCCACGCTGCAATAGAAAATGCCCTTGCTGATAACAAGGATGTGTTGCTTGAACAGACTGTCGAATATGATGGTATGAAAGCACACGTTGACTGCTTCATTCCTGGGACAGGGGATGTAGTCGATTGGAAAACAGTCAAGAATAAAAACTTGAACTACTTTCCGTCTAAACAGCAACGCTGGCAAGTACAGGTCTATGGCTATCTGATTCAGAAATCTGGATTGGGGAAGGTTCAGACTGTGAATCTTGTAGCCATTCCTCGTGATGGGGATGAACGGGATGTCGTTGTACATTCCGAGCCTTATGACGAGGCCATCGCACTAGAGGCGTTCGATTGGCTATCTGCAATCAAGACATCGGACCTTGCACCTGAACCTGAAAAGGACGAAAGTTACTGCAGGTTTTATTGCAAATACTACGACGCCTCTGGTGAGATGGGATGCGTTGGTCTAAAAAAAGAACTTATGGGAGACAATATCCCAGTTCTTGATGACCACGAAACTGCTATGAATGTACTTCATTACGCACAAGTGGATGAAGAAATCAAAGCTTTAGAAAAGAAGAAGGAAGGGCTGAGAGAATCCCTTTTAGGTACAACTGGAGTTACAACAACAGGATATGAGATCAAATGGTCTACTGTCCAAAGTAACACAGTCGACAAGGAAGCGGTGGAGAAAGCACTAGGCTTCGTGCCGACTAAGCAAGGCAAGGAAAGCACAAGGCTTTCCATTAAAAAAACTGGAGGAAGATAAGTGGCTGCACCAGAGTCAACCAAGTTCCAAGTCAACTACAAGTTGCCTGATGGAACTCTTGTAAATCTTTACGCAACAGATGTGCGTGAACTAGAGACAGGTCTTACAGACCTAGCAATGGTATCGGCGTTGATTGTTTCAACTTCCGACACGTTTCGAGGCGCTGGATCTTCTGCGTCCGTTCAAGGTTCTGCACCTGTAACTGCACCAGCAGTTCAACCAACAGGCAATGCCTGCAAACACGGTTCAATGACATACCGCGAGGGTGTCAATGCTCAGGGTAAAGCCTGGAAGGGTTATATGTGTAACGCCCCACGTGGCGCTACAGATAAGTGCCAAACTATCTGGGTCCGATGACCCAATGCGAGAGCCTCGTGAGTTCGAGAGTCCTCTCTGCGCTCAATCAGGTGGCGACTTCTGGTTTCCCGAAAAGGGAGACTCAAGGTCATACGAAGTCATATACGCACGAAGTATATGTAACAACTGTGTCCATCAAACTGAGTGTGCAGAATGGGGTATCAATAACGAGCGTCACGGAATATGGGGCGGTCTTACAGAGTGGGACAGAAAGCAACTAAGAAGAAAAAATAAAATAGCAGTACGACGGGAGGAAAGTGCTTAGGTTAGACCGCGCTTGGAAGTCTGCCCATACATTGGCGCAGCCGCTTCCTACTGTGTGGAAAGACTTAGAAGTCAAGGACATAAAGTTTCGGCGCGGTCAAGTGTGTATGGTTGCCGCTGCACCTAACGCTGGAAAGTCTATGTTCGCTCTCGTATACGCTATTAAATCTAAAGTGCCTACTTTGTTCTTCTCCGCAGATACCGATATTGCGACAGTTATGCTCCGTGCTACTGCTCATACATCAGGTCATACACAGGCGACTGTAGAGAATCAGATCTCCTATAACCCTGATGCTTACGCTGACAATCTAGATGACATATCACACATTCAATGGGTCTTTGATTCATCACCAAACCTTGATGATATTGAAGATGAGATAAAGGCTTACATAGAACTCTATGGAATACCGCCTCAACTTATTGTCGTAGACAACCTAATGAATGTCGCTGCTGAATCTGATAATGAATGGGCAGGACTCCGTCAGATAATGATGGACCTGCACGATATGGCTCGCAAGACTGAAGCCTGTGTGCTGGTCTTGCACCACGTATCAGAACAGAGTGAGTATGGTCCAGGAACGTTTCCTCCTCACCGCCGTTCAATTCACGGAAAGGTGAGCCAACTTCCAGCTCTGATACTTACTCTTGGCTACGACCCTATGACTCACAACCTTAGAGTTGCAGCCGTCAAAAACCGCTTTGGTAAACATCAGGCAGATGGTCAAGACTTTGCGAGTTTATTTGTGAACTTTGCTACCTGTCAGATTAGCGATGCTGATGCTTTCGGTAGGGCAGTTCTGAACTCCAATTACGCAAGGGCTATATGAGTTCATATAACAAACAAAAGGGTTCCAAGTTCGAGACGGATGTAATGAAACACTTACGCAAACTTGGACACTTTGCTGAACGACTTGCCAAGGCAGGATCTAATGATGAAGGTGACATAGTCACTGTAATCGCAGGTCAGACCTACATTCTGGAATGTAAGAATCGTAAGTCACTTAGTCTTCCTCAGTTCTGGGCGGAAGCCCAGGCTGAGGCAGCCAACTACGCGAAGGCTCGCGGACTACCCGTCGTTCCGCCAGCCTTCGTTGTAGTCAAACGCAGACAATACGGAATAGAGAAGGCTTGGGTTATTCAAGACCTAGACCAATGGTTACAAGATAGGAGTAGCAATGCCAGTACCACAAGGACAGATAACAAGTAGTGAAGGTTGGAACACACCACAACCAGAAGATGTACAACTACCAGAAGAGCCGACAGAAGTAGAAGAGAAGGAAGAAGAGGCAGAAGCAGATGAGTAAATACTTTCCAATAAGATTTGATGGAGTGAGTCTTTGTGACTGTGAACCGCTATGGAAACAGATATTTCTTATCTCAATTTACGAGTGGGATGAGACTCCTCACGGATTGACTATCCGCATTTTAGGATTCAACATTGATTTCCTACTAGGTAAGTGGGAGTAAGATGATCTGTCCTAACTGTAAGTGGGCAGGACACCACAACACCATTGGCAAAGTAGAACTAGCCATAGATTTCCACGAGAAGTGTGAAGGAGATTGCGGATGCCAGCACAAGACTGGACCAGGGTGGTTCGTTCGAAGAGGTCAAAAGCCAGCTCCGATGCGAACTCAATCCCCATAGCAGATGTAGTCAGGCACTTTGGAGGGGAAGTAAAGGAAGGTTTCAATGTGTCAGTGCGATGCTGTATGCACCAAGACAGCAGACGCTCTGCGGTAATTGATACCTACAACAACCTTTACTACTGTCATACCTGCGGTAAGGGTGGCAACGCAATCAATGTAATTATGGAATTGGAGAACTTGGGGTTTAAGGATGCTATCGATAGAGCAAACGAAATCACTGCTGGAAGCGGCAGTCCATTACGCGGACTCAATAAGCGAAGAGGCGCTCGCTTACCTCGCAGGACGTGGGATATCTGAGGAGACTGCTGCTCGTTACCAAATAGGTACCATCGTTGATCCGATAGAGGGTCATCAGATGTATGAGGGTTGGATTTCAATACCTTACACGACTGCCCTTGGTATGTGTGTGGGCTTTAAGTTCCGCAGGCTAGATGATGGTAAGCCTAAGTATGGCTCACCTGTTGGGCAGAAGAGCCACTTGTTTAATGTGGTTTCTACTATGTCCAGTACCAAGTCAATCGTTATCTGCGAAGGTGAGTTTGACGCAATAGTTATGGAAGCGAACTGCGGTGTGCCAGCAGTTGGAGTTCCAGGAGTAGCGGCTTGGAAGCCCTACTACACAAAGTTATTTAATGGTTTCGATATTGTCTATGTTGTAGGCGATAACGATGTCAAGGAAGATGGTTCTAATCCTGGAGCTGAGTTCTCTCGGCGTGTTGCTGGTGAGGTTTTAAACTCACAAATCGTACAATTACCACCAGGTATGGACATAACGGACTTTTACCTTGCCAATGGCAAGGACCTAACAGCCAACCTAGTAGGAGGAGCAAAGTGAGTGAGCAAGAAAAGGGATCTCCAAGAGGCAGCCAAATTATTGATGGATATGGGGATGATAATAGTCTCGATAGATTACAAGGCTGGGACAATAACCTGTCGCTTGATACCAACAAGAGAGTAAATGATGAGTTTATTACCGATGTATGGAGAGTACTTGACACCGCAGGAAATCTGCTCATCCGCAAGCATCACGATTACGGCCCGAAAAACATCGCTCACAGTCCTGGTGGACCACTCAACGGACTCCGAGTGCGAATGTGGGATAAAGTGGCTCGCATCAATAACCTCCTTGATAGCAACCTGTCTCCCAGCAACGAGTCACTTAGAGACTCATTTATAGATTTACTTAATTACAGCGCTATCGCAATTATGGTGCTTGATAAGAAATGGCCTGAGTTACCCAATGACTAACACATACACATTTCCTAATGGAGATGAGATTCCTATAGAGTACTATGAACACATAGTAAAGTTTATTCGTAATCAACTTGCCAATAACTTAGAGCAACAG